CTGGGACGTCTACACGCACGCCTAAAAAACGCATATCAACGAGGCAAGGAAAAAGATCAGTCTCTAATTCAAAAATAGACCCTAGATCCTGGTCGCTTAATTCTTTCTGCATGACTTTCCATAAATCTAATGTGAGTTCTGCATCGCGTTCAGCATAGTTACCCACATACATTGATGGGAGTTTCCACATATCCGCTTTAGGGTCAATACCCCATTCATTGGCTGCAACTTTTAATTCTGTTTCATTTTTACCTCGACCTACATAGTCCCAACCTAAACTATTGAGATCAAATCTAAATCTATTTTCATTTACAAGTGATGCTGCAATCATGGTGTCATAAATATTTCCATTTATTTTTATTCCCATTGAGCGAATCCAGCACACATCGTACATGGCATTGTGAAAAATTTTATCAGCGGGAGATTGACAAATGTCTGTAAACCATTGAATTACTTTACTTTTTTCGAGGTTGCCTCCTCCTTCATGATCGAATGGAAAGTATCCGGCGTAGCCATCGACAGCCACAGAAATTCCTACAACTTTTCCATTTTTAATTATTGAACCTGATCCCTTAGATTTTAAATCTGGATCATAAGTTTCTAAGTCTATGGCAATTGTATCTGCTTGTCTTAGATCTGGAAATTCTTCGGGCTTAACCCATTCAGTTTGTGCTTCAATCATTTATTTTATAGAACGTATACTTTAGTGTAAGTTCTTCTCCCTCCTTAATATTTTTTATTGTAATTAAATTCCATTTTTTAAAATTATGATCATATCTTTCATCAGGAAGATCATTTAGATGATTCCATTGTTGACGAGTTAATAAAGAAGATGATTTAATACAGTTAGGTGTATCTGAATGATTTATAAATCCTCCTAAAGGAGTACGTAGAATAAGTTTTCCTAATTCTAAATGAGTCATACCTAAGTTTGTAGCTTGGGGAATTGCTTCTTTAGCAAACAAACCTAACCCATTAACTTTTGAGGGTTTAATTGTTAATGAATCAGGTAATGGTCTATACATTCTGAATTAACTTTTTAATATCATCTTCTAATTTTTTAGCTACAGAATTACAATGATTAATTACTGCAGCACATAAATTGCCATGATACTTATACCCCTTCAATGCTTCTCTTATCTTTCCTACAGGCTTTCCACCATAATCAATTACAATGGAATTCTCCTTGTTTAATCCAATCTTTAATTCAAACAATAAACCTGTATGTTTTGCCACATCATTTTTTTCCATCACTTACTCCAGATGCTTGTCTCTTAACAAAATCTGCACCAATACTAGGGTCTAGCTGATTTAGTGTTGAAAGCATATTCATTAACTTAACAACTTCAGCATAAGGTCTTGACATTAAATATCTCATTATATCTGTTAGTTGTACAGAACTTATTAAATAAGTTCTAGGGTTTGGTTGTTGTTGTGTTGGTTTTTCCTTTGAGTTATTAGCCATCTTTCCTCCTGTTATTGTTGACCTCTAAATTGATAGTACTTATCCTCTATTAAATCTCCATCTAATAAATAAGGATTACTATCTTCTTGCTTATTAAAGATTTCTTCTAAATCTCTAACAGTTTGATTAAGAGTTCTACCTTGTTGAAGACAACCACAAACTAGGTCATCTACTTCAATCAGTGCTTGTTTTACTCTTCCCATTATGTTACCTCCTTAATGAGTCTATTTAAATACCACTGTGCTTTTTCTAAATCTTCCAATGGTTCTCCTTTGAACTTATATCTTGCTACATACTTTAGTACATTACCTTTAAGGTATCCATGATACTCATCCTCTGTCATGCAATCTCTTATGACTTCTATAGTTTCCTTTTTACCATACTTATAATGGGCAGGAGAATGAACACTATCATCTTTATTAAAAATAATATCATTAACTTCTGCTCCTAGTTCTGCCTCATCTGCCATACTTCCTCCTAACAGCATTATACTCAACAGTTTCTAAATCATACTCACCATTACGAACATTACGTTTAACTATAAGACCACTCCACCACATACGTTGGGTATTTTTAGCATAACTTTCTTTATGATGCAGATAACATCCAGCAGATAATCCTATAACCTTTCTACCTGAAGGTATTGTACACATTGAATAGTCAAACAGATGACAATGCCCTACAGTTGAAGATACTTTATTCTTTAATAGGAGAGTACGTGCAATATTGTCGCCACTAATAGGCTTACCCATAATACCAGTAGGATAATTGTGACAATAGTGTATGCCGTTGATGGATATAGGCTCTTGATATGGAATAACCTCCCAACCATACTCTTTAAAGTTAAAGTCTTTTGTACTAATTGTCCCATCAAGTTCTGGAGTTTCATCTATTATCCTATCTATTCTATCCTCATGATTGCCAAGTAACATGACTTTTCTTGGTCGTCTTCCATTAAGACCTTTGTTAAATTTTTCCAGTGCGTCATGTGCATGGTCTATATCTTTTTTATATCTTCTACCTTCAAATGATTTCTTACCTTTATCATAACTTGATAGAGAATCCATACTTGCAAAGTCTCCCATGCATACTATGGTAGTTGGTTTTAGATCTCGTGCCATTTTACCTGCCCACAAGAATCTATCATTGCTTGCTTTGGGGGTACAATGAGGATCCCCTATTACTAAATGTGTTGCCATTAGTTTAACTCCTTATCTCGTTTATGTTTTAAGTATTCAATAAAATCAATAACATTATCTTCGTCACCAAATTCAGCTACAGAATTTATTGTCATACCTTTATTATACTTACGATCCTCTGAAAATCCCCTTAAACCATATAAAAAAGTTGTATGTGGATCAGATGTCGCCATTTTAATCATACCCCTAGCTATCGTGGAGCAAAGTTCATATTGCTCAGTTGACATTTTAGCTTTACTATCCATTACTATACCACAGGTAAAGCCCTTTGCCCATGGGGAGATTAAAACTTTTATTGAATTTAATGCATCAAACTTTTTATCTTTTGTCATTTATACCAATACTTTTTATAATTTTCACTATTATATTCTATAACCTTGTGTTCAAATCCTCTCTTCATACTTTTTCTACCAAATTCATTTGCTTCTTTTTCGTTATTAAATAATGTATTTGTATACATTCTATAATCATTGTCTTTTTTATTTTTAAATAAAACAAAGTACAACATTATATAAGGTACTGATGGAGAATAGACCCCTCGAAACTACCCTCCACCTTTCTCTAAAGTATTATCCTTTCTAGGATTATTAACTTCAGTATACCAAACCCACTTAGGGTTCTTACCTTGCGATTGTTGCTGTGGCAACAGTTGCAATTTGCTTCCCCAACAAGGAAGTTTGTATGGGCAAAAAGAACACACCATACCCAAAACTTTGTTACCTGTTTTTTTAGTTCTAAAAGTTTCTTCAATTTCATTATAACATCTTTTAAAAGGTTCTTTCTTTTCAAGACTATGTATATTATTTTTAGCAATTTTAATTGCATTTACTTTATACTCCTCATCTATCAATGGGGTTTCACAAACTGCCCATTCCCCAGTAGATTTATTAACTACAATCCACCCCCCAAACGGAAGCTTCTCACTCTCGCTATATAAATATCCTTGAGATACATACCCAAAAGCATCATCCTTAACTACTACTTCAAAGCCACCTGCTTCTCCAAATTTATTTTTAAAGGAATAAGGTGACGCACTCTTAATATCCCAAATCTTTTTATTAATTTTAACATCGTACCTACCTTCAATGGCTGACCCATTAAACTTATACTTAACATTTTTCTGTTCATCTTCTATCTCTACTCCTGCTGATTTTAAAACAAATATAGATAAGGCTTCAATTAAATCCCCAAATGTATTTCTCATTTTAACATTGTAAGGTTGACCTTCACCTTTTATATTTTGTGCCTCCATTTGTAATTGGCACAAGGGTCTCCCCACATTAGACATTCGAGGTTTAAAACCAGACCTTCGTTCTTCTGTAAACTGTTTGCGTAAGGCACTTTTACATGCCTCACCAAACTCCTCAACCAATTTATCAGAAATATCTACAGGCTCTTTAGTAGCCTTACTTAAATATAACTGAACTTTAAGCAGTATATCATTCATTACTTTGATAATACTTCAATTGGATCTTCTATTTGTTTCACTACTTTTGCTGACTCTGCATCAAAAGATGTAGGCTGACTTTTCTTTACAGCTTTATAAAGTTCAACAATTTCATCATTCTCCTTGTCAATAATATCTTGAAACCCAGCTAAAGTTTCAATTTCTTCTTTAGACATTTCCAGATTAGCATCAGCATTAACAGAAATTTCTGGTGTATAATATACATTACCACCTTTTTTCTGTCTTTTAGATTCCAGAGACAATGCACAAGTAAATGGATGTTTCTTACGTTTTTTCATTTGATCTAACGCAGAACCTACAGGTGCAAAAACTGTTCCTGTTACTCTCCATAATACAGGCATATCAGTAATAGTATGATCTTCACCATTTGCTTTTTTACCTTTAAAAGATAATAGACCATATAATAATCTATAACATCTTATAGTTCTTTGCTCTGCTAATTGTTCAGGTGTAAGTGATGATCTTTCCTTAAAAGGAATCTTACCACATTTTGT